TCCAATCCTAGCATTTGGTCTCAGTGCCCTTTCTAAGGATGCACAGCAAAATTTGCTGCCACTAAATATAATACTTTTAACGAGATTATCCCAGCCATACTTTCTCACAGCGCGATAGAAGATGTAATCTTTATTTTTGCTATCTACAACATGGCCTGTCATTCGTCTAGAGAAATTGTTAGTTATACCTATATAACCCTCTTGCATATCGCTATGCTCTTGTTTACGAATCCAATATACAACATATTGAGTCATTATTATAACTCCTATTTTGATTAATACTTCTCATAGTCGCCTATGAGTTTAGACTATATCATCACCCATCACTGGGGCTGGACGCTTCGGATACACTTGTACCCTACGGGTTTCATATTCTGTTCTAGAACGTTTACCCTAGTCGTTGAACCTTCAAAGATATTCCTATCTAAGCTTGGCTGCTGATTGTCTGTGTTTCCTTAACGCACAGAGATCCCAGCAATTCATCCAGTTATACATTACAGATTACTCTGTAAGGGGACCAAATTAATCCCGAGAGATCATGCTAATGAAGTTAGCGAGATCTTCTCGTTCACCTGCGTTTACAGAGTTACCAGTAGCCGAAGCCGAACGAGCAGCAGCCTTGGAGCCACCAGTTGCAAAGTTATTACCTGCCATATTATTTTTCTCCTAAATTAAGAATAAGATTAAAGTTTCTTACTCACCGATGAGATACGTTTTAGGAAGTCTAGACCGTCTTGAGTGGTACCTTGACCAGAAAGCACCTTAGCGCGGATGTTCTTTTCAGCCATAGCTTCCTTCTGCCGTTGCGGAGTCCCATTTTTCGTGGGTACCGATTTAACAGTTGGTGCAGCTTTGCGTTTAACCTCTCCGCTATCACGCGCAGTCTTTAGTTTTCGGTAGTCATTAATGAACTTAACTACAGCGGGATCATAAACAGACTCAAGGAGCTGTTCAGGGATACCCTCTTTAATAGCAAACTCACGTACACTTTTGGCAACTTTATCTGAATAATCAGGGATCAGTTTAGTGATGTTTTCCCCGTACGCTTTCAGTAACTCTTGTTGTTTTTGTACCTGTTGCTCTTGTAGCTGAGTTGCAATAACCTGAATTTTTTGTTCACGACTATTTCTAGCTTTCCAGTACTTTTCTTGAACCTCCTCACGAGCCTCTTTAGCCTCACGGGCAGCATAAGTATCGCCATCAGCTTTTGCTTTTTCAATTTCAGCCGATAGCCGGTTATACTCAGCGGTCAATGTATTTTCAGTAGCGAGTAGCTCTTCATGAACTACAGTACCGATGTCGACTAATTCCTTCAGCTTTGTTTCTCGTAGTTGTTCAACTTCTTTTCGCTCATCAGCGAGTTGTCGCCCTTTAGAGGTCAAATGTTGATCAGTGGCGTAGCCCTTTCGGACTTCCTCCAATGTGACATAGCTTACCTTACCGTCAATTTTAACAGGAAGTTTGTATGTCCAGTCGATATCTTCTTCAGTCGGGAGTTCAGCATTCGGGGTAGATTCTTCATCATCCTTCGCACTTTCGTCACCTTCTTCAGTTTCTTCTACTGCTTCATCTGATTCTTTTTCAGACTCTGCTGCATCCTCATCGGTGCTGTCTTCTGCAGTTTCGTCTTGAACTTGGCTATCTTCATCCTCTTCTGGTAGATCATTTTCTAACCCTAACAGCTTTGCAGCTGGTGAGTTTCGCATAATGTCATCTAGGGAAGTTGCGTTGTTCTGTTGTTCACCGTCGTCAAAACTCGCGCTTGATACTTCAGAGGCGGGAGTGCTGGTGGAGAGTGTGGGTAGCATAATTATTTATCCTTGTGTCTGTTATTTGGTTTTGGCTGCACGAACTGCTGCCATGCGATCTACCACATCTTGTGGTGTGTGGGTAGTGGCAATAACCTTATCCACTGCCTCAATCGCTCCTTGGATGCTGACAAGAGTACCAGCATAGTTTTGTGCTCGACCTGTACCACCATTTTGCCCACATACCATAAGCTCACGAAGGATCTCTTCACGGGCTTTAATTAGCACATCACGTGCTGCATCATATTTACTCATTATCTTCTGTTCCTTCTTGAACGTTGTTTTGTTTGTTGATATATTTTACATTGTTGCCATATGTTTCGATACCAATCATTTTTGATTTAAGTGAGCCGAGGGCCATAGCAGAACAGTACAGAAATTGTCTTTCTTTCTCTGCGTGTGGCTCGGTTTTAAGCCACGCAGTGAAGAGATCAGCAAGAATAGAACCGTAGGCTTCATTGAAGAATACCTCGCGTTCTCTACTGCTGAACTCTGCATGTCGTAGTGCATCTTGGCTATCTCTAAATGGCTCTACTTTGTAGCTACCATCTTCTTGCTGTTTAGGTTTCACTCTTCTCGTGAACTCCTCTCGATATTTATCCATAATCCCTCTTTAAAAATTGTAACGTAACGCTAAATTAGCAAACACCATAGGTTACAAAGCTGTTACGTAGGTTGCTCAGGTGCCATTGCTGGCCCAGGCATATCAGGTGGTGGTGTGCTGCCTTCTGGCGCTGCAGCTGAGTTACCGCCAGTTGACTTGATATACATATCAGCTATAGCCAGAAGCTCTTCGATTGGCTTTGGTTTAGGTAAATCGGTGCCCTCTTTTGCTGCGCTGATGTACAACTTGGCCCATTCTTGCTGAGATTTATCAAGAGCAACCATAAGCTGCTTAGTATTGTCTTGCATAGAGTTACGAGCTTGTACGTTAGTAAGATCAAGTGTGGCTTGACGCTGGGCAATATCGATTTGCTTGATTGTTTCCTCGAGCTTCTGTTTCTTCTCGTTAGCTTGGATCTCACTCTGACGTGATTGTTCCGCTTGGTCAGAAAACTCGGGTGTGGTGTAGTCAACAAGATAATCAAGAGGATCAAGATCAAGAGCTTCAAGCGTTTTACATGCAATATGTACCGCAGCTGATGGGTTGATAGCCCCACCTGCACCGGACTGTTGTAGCGCTGGAATTAATTGTTGTCCAACCATAGTCATTTTACGAACTGTGCTACTGTTACCGTTTTCGCCAACATCAGCGTCAATATACATCATCAGATCACTCGGAAGTGTACTCGGGTCAACCTTCTTAAACACATCATTTTGATTAAGATACTTAACATCTTGACCTTTGAACTTCTCACGTAGCATCTTGTAGATGCCGTTAACAAGCCGTTTGAAACCGGTCTCAGCGAATCGTCTAGCCATGAACTGAATACGAACTTGAGCAGCTGACTGTGCTCGTTGCATCTTTTCTTCGCTATTTCCAGAGACATATAGAGTATCGTTCAAACCTTGGGCAGCTTTTGACAACCCGGTGGCCTGTTCTTTGTGCAACTGGAGCATTTCCAGAAGTGGTACTGTACCCTGACTGATAGTGTCAGGAGTCATGGCGGCTACTGCAGTATTTGGATTACCGTTCGTGGCGATAATCTGTTTTGGCTTCATATTCTGCAGTGCAGAGAAGTCTACTACGTTAGGATCAGCTAATTTTGGTGAGTAGTTAGTGAGATAAACATTTTCTACGAATCCACGGAGAATAGCAGTGGTTGCCATTGTAGTTGGTCGTACCATATCAGCAACAGAGAGTCCAAAGAACTCATGTGGTACTTCAAATGGGCACAGACTAGCCAACGGGATACAATCGGTATCCTCTTCCAGTAGAATCGTACCGCCAGCAATGATGAAGTGCTTCAATTCAGCAATACCATCACCGTCGCGGTCAACCCTGAGCCAGCATTCGATCACGGTAAGTTGGCGACTAGCTTCAGTAGGAAATAATTCGCGGGAATTACCACCAAGCCAGTACTCTTCACCTACGAGTCGCTTACGGGCAGCTTGTTCTTCAGTATATTTAGTAGCCCAATCATAGGAGCCATCGCCAATTTGATCCCAATCGATATCTTTAGCTACATCAGGAAAATACTTTCGTATTTCTGAGCGGGTCATATCAATTTGGATACCAACGAATGAAGCATCCTCAAGAGTGTGAGCATCCCTTGTGATTCTGAAGCTTTCTGGGTGAACATTCCTGATCTGAATTCTGGTCTTGTTGTGCTTTTTCTTTAGTCGCACGTCCTTATAGACCGTTACATAATCAGATTCACCTGTTTCAGGGTTACGCTTAAGTTCGCTATCGTACTTAAGCTTCCCAATGATCTCAACACCCTCTTCTGCTAGGAGAATATCCAAATTTTCAGCAGAAATGGACTCGTACTCATCAAAAGAGTACTCAAAATCTTCAACAAATTCCCATCTAACAATGCTATTCTTCCACAAAAGAGCTGCTTTAACCCACGAATTAAGAATAGCCCAACCATCATTCTGCTTGAAGATGGTATAGTTAACCAGATCACTGGCCGACTTTGCCTCATGAAAATCTTTTGGGGATTTACCTGCAGGGATAAACCTAGCAAGCTTGTTATTATTGAACATCAGTTCAGAGATGATTGCAGCATAACCTTCAACCGCTTCAACAGTGTCAGATGAGACAATAGTTGATACGCCTTGTGGGGATAGATGACCCATTGCCATCATTCCGTACTCTGTTGTAGCCTTCATTCTCTCTCTGGCCATGTCCGATGAGTTTAGGAAGTCGCCAACACTATTCATTACTCCATTCTCAATCATCGCGAGGAGCTCTTCGTCTCCCACAACATCATACTCTTTTGTTGAGAATTGTACTACTTTATTTGTTGTACCCATATGTTAACATCCTTTCAATCATTCAGTCAGCCAACATATGGCTATTATTTATTATTGGTATACACTATTTCGATCGGTATACCGGCGATCAGACACATGGAAATTAATGAACTCGTTTCAGGTGAAGCAAGCTCTTTCTATTAGGTACCGGCTAATTTAGCTCTTACGTGGATTAAAGTCTTTCGGAATCTTCTCACCAATTTTTTCTTGTGGGTAAACACGTTTACCTTGGGGTGTTGGTTTTACGAATGCTGACATCTGTTTCTTTTGTTCTTGTGTTAGTTTTAGATCAATCATTTGTTTCCTTAATTATAGAAGTTAGGCGCTTTATTCTTCGTAGAGTTACTATCCGACTCGTAATGAATGTCCATTGTATGTAGAAATACAGCATTAGTAC